GTTTCTTGTATTGCGATCTCTGCCATATAATCTATTTATACCTAAGGGTTAGCTGGTCCGCCAGTATTTGGCCCAGAATTATCACCACCATCACCAGCATGTTGATGAGTGTCTAATATTAGAGTTTCACTCGTAGTAGTTGTACCAAATACTTTGAGCTTACCTTTGATCTCAACATCGGTACTATCTAATGTGATCTTACTAGCAGCATTATCAAAGTCAATACTGAGTAATGTTACATTGTCTTCATCAACTCCACGTAATGATGTTGCTCCTTGAACACTTGCTGTTAGATTACCAGTAACATCCATATCAACATTACCAATAACATCCATATCAACATTGCCAGCAACATCAATGTCTGCGTCTTTTTTAATATCTAGTTTAGCATTACTTAATACTGTCATGTTAACATCACCATCGACAAGACCTGTTAACGTACCTTCTAAATGCAAATCAACATTTCCGAATGAAGATGTTAATGATGTGTAACCTGGGTATGTCCAAAGATCACCTACTAGTTTTAATTTATCAATATCAAATTCTATTAAATTATTTACAGGAGCAGCAACACCACCTACATCCCTCTGCTCACCATTAATATCAACTGCGTATAGAGCACCGAGCTGTTCTATCGCATGCCAATTCTCATTTGCAAATGCGTAATCAATTTGACCTAATATGGTTGTGCTCACATCCATTAAAAAGTAGATATTAGTACCATCTATAATATCATCTCCAAGCTCCTGGACAGAAATTGAAGCACTCCCTAAATCACCCTCAGCATTTGATGTCAACGCTACTGAGTAGTACAGGCTTTTCTGAACACCATTGCTTTCACTTAATGCAAGATGATCTCTGGTTTGTGAATAATTATTACCAATGCCAACCCACGCAGCTGATGCCGGTATTTCCTTAACCTGTCGCATGCCTCTATGGTCCATAGTCCATCTAGTATCACCATCAATATTTTTTATGATAGGAAACCATGTTGCTATAGCTTCATTCTTAGTAAGACCACCTAAATTCTTTGTGTTATGTGTGGCAATTGTGCCATCCTCGTTATATATTACATGAGCAAGTTTATTATTTTTACCTACCTGCATATCAATGTTGCCTCTTACTTCACCATCAATATCTCCTTTGACTAATAAGTCTGCATTGCCATCAACTATACTATACATATTACCAGCGACTTGCGTAGTAAGATCTTTAGCTACAGCGATATTAGCATCACCACTTATATAGACTTTGACATTACCTTTGATTTCAACAGTGTCTTGACCTACTATCAATGTATAATTATCTCTTACAATTCTTTCTATCTTTGAACCATTAGGTTGTATCTCATATTGAGTACCACTCTTATGTCTTTCCATAATACGTTCAGCACCAGGAGTATCATCATATTCTTTAACATGACCACTCTCTGTTTCCATAACATTATTGGTTGGATAGATTGGTGCATATCCACTAGCTGGTTCATATGCTCCTTTAGGATCAGCTGCATTTGGATCTGTTTCACCTCTTACTCTTACATTGTTATCGTGTAGCCCGGTCTTTGTAGGTAGAGTTCCCATAACCACAAACTCTTGCATCATAGGATCTTCGAAGAAACCAAACACTAGTGTTCCATTCACTTTGATATCACCAGCTGATGGCGTTGTAGAAAGACTAACGTGTCTAATAACTTTTCCAGCTGCACCTGTTATTTGTTCATCTAATAAATCACCATCTTTCCATAAAACTTCTGCAATTAAATTTACTGATTGACCTATACCGCTTATAGCAGGAACCGATGCTGGCATTGAAACATTTGACCAGCCAAGATCATTTGTAGATATATTGTCATGAACGTGATACACATTTACTTTAGCTCTTCCAAGCTTTAAAGGATCTAATATATCTTTTACTATTCCGTAATACATTATGCGTACTCTCTTATTAATGTCATATGTTGTTTATACTCATAGTTTTTACCGTTAAATGTCATGATATGATTGATATCAGAAATTATATAAATTCCATCTGAGATTGATGCACTATTTTCTTGCCCACCTAATTCAATGTTTACTGACATACCACATCCAATTGTAGGTATTGCTGATAAATCCCTAACACTCAATCTTGTATGATGTATTCGTGCCATTTGGTTTACTGACATGCTGCTTTCAGGATCATTAACTGTAGCAAATAAATTCTTCTCAGTATTATACAAATTATTAGATGATTTATATACAGTCTGCACGTGCGCTGAAGCTTCAAGTGCTTGATTTTTTACAACAGTGGTTTCATCTAGACTCACTGAATGAATTTTGTTTCCGAATTCTCCATCAACAATTTTATCAGTAAAGTTTCTTTTATATTCTAGAACAGTAAACTTATTTGATGTTCCTATAGTATCTATGTTATCTCCTGGTGCTTCACTACTTTCATTACTTATTATCTCACCTCTTATCGCAAATTCTTCCCTTGGTCCTTTCATAAATTTGTTACCAGCCATATGCTTTAAAGAACCCATTCGTGTTTTTCCACCATCAACAACTCTTTGGTATATATAAAATCCAGTGCTATGAATATCCATTGCTCCATCCACCACATTTTCTAAAGCATCACGTGCAGAAATATTTGGTACAATATATTTACCTGTAGTAATTGCCTTGCTATCTACATATAAATACGGTCCAACATCTGCTAGTGCTTCCTCAAAGATTCCAGCAGCAATTTCGTGACTTGCTCCTGAAAACGCTGCATTGATTGGAACTAATTTTAGTCCTTGTTCTACAAGTGTTATTAAATGTATATTATATTCTTTATTAGATTTGTTTATCATCATATTACTGATACCATCAGCCTGGAAGAAATATGTAACTTCTATATCCATATAAGTAAAAGTAAGTGTGATAGGTACTAGTGTGTCTTTGGCGCCAATAACTTTATCAAAGAAGTTATCGCCATCAATAACATGAATAGATCCTTGCACATAACCCTCTATGCTTTCAAACAAGGTTAAATCCTGAACTAAACCAGATATATCAGTTGCACCACCATGTACTACTAGAGATTCTAATTCCATATTAACCCATTATTTTTGTAAACTGTCTAGCAATACGACTTACGTATTGAGATTTAATTACTTTTATATTTCTATTTTGATCAGTAACAGCTTCCTCAAAATTAAGATAGCTATAAGGTGTAGTTCCAGCAGCACGTCTTGTTGTCCACTCTTTAGTTGAATCATCAACATGGTGATGAGGTGCGTATGCTTGACTCTTAATAAAGTTACATGATACATTATCCTGAGAATCAACACCACTTATAGTCTCACCAGTTAAAGCAAATGTGCCAGTTGTTTTTTCTATAACAATATAACCCATATTAACATGGATCTCTTTAACTATACCTGTTGCGGATGACACACCACCTAGTACAGTCTCACCTAAAGTAAACTTATTATTGAGGTCATCATCGGTATCTGCTGCAAGGTATTGATATTTTTCTGTGCAGTACTCTATTAATTGGCTGAACTTCATCGGCCAATCATCCCATATATTTTTTATTTGTGGATTGAGCAATAAGAATGTCCAATGATATTGTTCAGTACCGTATAATCTTTGAGAAAGTATATCAGGTCTTTCCCCATCTTGAATCGTAATTGTTTCGTAGTGCGCAGTATTATTGGTTAACTCCTCTGATACCAAAGCTTTTGCTGTTATATTTTTTAATACATCTTTATTACCTGACCCATCAACATCTACAACTACATTACTTATATTTTTAAAATACATATTAGAATCCCCTCTCTACGTCATCTTTAAATATCGGTGCTATTTCTTTAAATCCTACACTTAAGTTAATTTCTACTGGTGAATTATTATGTTTAAAGAATGAAGTATTATTTGGATTGTATGTAACACTTACCGATTCAATAACAACAGGTGGTAACTGAATCATATCTTGTGCTCCATGGAATGATACTATACAATGATCTGGAACACGGACTGTAAGATTATCTGTTTTGTCTGCGTGAGCTGCCATTCTAAATTCTTTAATAATTGCGGTTGCTGAAATAGATTCTTCTATACTGTCTGGTAAAAAATTAAAGACAAAGGAAAAAGTTCTCATTGGAGTATTTTCATAAGCCATATACTCATTAGGATTTAAAGCATTACCGTGATGTCTTTGCATTTCATCACTCAATACACCACCAACACCATAACCAAGAAGTGAAGCAAGACCAACATTACCCTTACCTAACCATTTAGTTATAGAACTGCCAGAAATTATTTTACTTTTAGATTTACCAGCTGCTTTTGCTAACCAATTTAAACCACCACCAGCACCAGCAATTACAGTAGGATTAAACACTGTGGCATTATTAATTTTATCCTGACCAAAACCGCCTTCAAGTGCAGCTGAGACTTGTCTTGACTTTTCACTATAACCTACTGTATCATTTATCTGAATATCTGTAGGCATATACATTGCTATTGAACCTTTAAAATCTCGCACGGCTTCACTAAACATGCTGGTATTGTCGCCAGCAGCTTCCAATAATTCTTGATGTTCTTGACCAAGTATAAAATTTCGTTCTTCCTCTCCAGACTCGTTGAGGGTGCCTTCTGTTGCAGCCGCAGCCGCAGCAAACTTGGTCGCCATAGCTTCTGTATGCATATTGTAATTTACGTTGACACTTCTCCAGTCTTTCAACATAGCTTTCTTTTTTTCAGTCATTAATCTCATAAATTCGAATACAACATACGGTTCAATACCAGTCTCGTCAATATTAATTTGTTCTCCAGCAGCATTTCGTGCTGACCGCGCTAGAGCATACTCACTGGATTGATGAGTATTCCAATTTACTTCTTCATGGGTTTTAAAGTTCTGTGCAACAGTTGTAGGATACTTAAGATTAAATATTTGTTCGGCTTGAAAGAATTTGCCTAATCCTATCTCTTCTAATCTTCTAGCATTTGTTTTCGCTGCGATACTGGCTAGTGCGGCCTTTTCTTCAGCGCTTTCACGATATCCTGACATAATAGTTCCTTTGTTTGTATATTACTTATTTATACGGATTATATAAATACTTACATGAAAAAAACATATTCAGGCAAATGGAAACCTAAGAACATAGGCAAATACAATGGTGATGTCGATAAGATACATTATAGATCTCTATGGGAAAGGAATGCATTCAGATATTTAGATGATGCAAGCTGGGTGAAGTGGTGGCAGAGTGAAGAAACAGTTATACCATACATATGTGCAACAGATCGTAAGCCTCATAGGTACTTTATTGATCTTCATATACGAACAACCTCTGGTCGTACCCTCATAGTAGAGATAAAACCTCATGCACAAACACTACCACCTAAAAGGAAAAAGCTTAATGAAGCATTAACCTATATGAAGAATACATCTAAGTGGAAGTATGCTGAGAAATGGGCTGATGATAGAGGTTATGAGTTTCAAATATGGACTGAGAAAGAATTAGAAGCTATGGGCATAAGAACAATGACCATGAAATTTAAAGCAAGCAAGACGAAGACCGGTAAGAGAATATGGAAAACATTGAGTAAGCGTAAGAAAAAGGTATAAATATAGTTATGAATAAAGAACAGAATGACGGTAAGCTAGAACTATCTCTAAGAATATTAGGTAACGAAATAATAGGATTTAAAATGGTGGTAGATGATTTTAAATTAAAGTTCCTATTAGGAGGCATAGCTGCTCTTGGTATCATAGCATATATTATGGTAGTATTCGGACCACAACTAATGGAGACGTTTAACAATGGCTAGTTTATTTGACAAGTTAGAATCAGAAGCATTTCGTAAAGGATTGCAAGCACGTAGCAAAGAAGCAAACGTGTGGTTCTCAAAGAATGTTAAGAAGCTTGGGCCATTAGGTAAGGCTGTCTTGAAGGATGATAGACTAATACAAAGGCAAAGCGCTAAGACAGGTGAGATGGTAATGTACACATATAATCCTAAGCTTAAAAAAACATTGCCTTACTACGATACATTTCCTTTAACGATTGTTGTCGGACCAGCTAAAGACGGTTTTTATGGTATTAACTTACACTACCTACCGCCTAAGATTCGTGCGATCTTCTTAGACAAATTAGATGCTATCACAACTAATCAAAAGTTTAATCTTATGACTAAATTTAAGATTACATATTCGTTATTAAAAGCAACAAAGAATTATAAATACTTTAAACCGTGCTTTAAACATTATCTGTCATCAAATGTATCTTCAAAGATTATGAAGGTTCCTTCTTCAGAGTGGAATATAGCAATTTTTTTACAAACAGCATCATTCAAGAAAGCTAGTGAAGGTGCAATATGGGCTGACTCAAGGAAACAATACTAATGGCAAAAGTTGGCATAGATGCAATGAAAGCAATGTTAGATCGTCGTGGTGGTATAGCACGAGGTAATAGATATGAAGTGATGATTAGTCATCCATATAATACAAGTAAGTTCGCAATAGATGCTGCGGAAGATCATAGACATGCAGTAGGTAGACAACAAGCATATGAAAACTCTCCTCAAGGGAGACTAGATTTGGCGGCAAATCCTATGCCTAGTTTTCTTCAAGGGCCAGAAGCTACATACATGTTGTGTACAAGTGTAACTCTTCCAGGCAAACGTATATCAACAACAGAAAACACTGCTGATCACAACCTTGCAAAGAAGCCTTACTCAATGGCTACTGATGAAGTCACAATGACCTTCTTGTTAACAGGTGATTATTATATTAAAAAGTATTTTGATATGTGGATGAATATGATTATAGATAGCACAGCTAATCATTATAAGACAATGTATAAAAAAGATTATGTTCAGGATGTAGAAATAAGAGCTCTACAAGGAAACGAAGATGCTATTGTTGGATATGGTAATCTATTAGAAAATGCTTACCCTATACAAATGAGTGCAGTTGAATTAGGTAATTCCTCAGATGGTGTAATGGAATTAACTATCACATGGGAATATGATAACTGGCGTTCACTTGATATTGCTAAAGGATTTAAGGAATCAAGCTTTGCTGAAGATAAATGGACTCACCCTGGTGAGAGAACATCCGGTGCAGCTATTAGTGAAGATCCTGATGAAGATTGGGAAGGCCCAGGAGAAAGAGACAAACCTCATAAGGGTGAAGGGCCAAGGAATGAGCAAAGTGGAAATCCTGATGAAAGCTGGGAAGGTCCAGGAGAAAGAGAATCTGGTAAAGGTGAACCATTTAGTGGTGATCAGAAATATGATGGTCCAGGTGAAAGAGCTGAACAAAAAAACAGTGATGAAGATTGGGAAGGCCCAGGTGAAAGAGATTCTGGTACTAAAGGTTCAGGACCAAGAAATGAAGAGGCTGGAGTTGAAGTACCTCGACCAGGACCAAGAACATCTGGACAAGGTGCACCATTTAGTGGACCATATAGACCTGAAAGACCAGGTCCTAGAACATCTGGAAATTCAGCTGAAGGTCATTATAAACCTGCTAAGCGGGCTAACCGTGCAGATTATAGTTCGCAATTATCTGAGAAGTTTAGAAAAAGGAATACAAGAGGTCCAGCTGGACAATAAATAATTTAATAATAATGGAGTGAGATTGATATGTTACCTAAACTAGTAACGCCAAAGTATGATATGATTGTGCCCTCAACAGGCAAACCTATAACATATAGACCATACGTGGTCAGAGAAGAGAAGATATTGTTAATAGCAATGGAATCTCAAGATGAGAAACAAATTGAGAATGCTGTTCTTAATATTATCAGAGAGTGTGTAGAATCACCTATTGATGTAGATTTATTAACAACGTTTGATGTGGAATTTATTTTTGTGACTTTACGAAGTAAGTCGGTTGGTGAAGGTATTAAACTGGGTCCAAGCTGTACACATTGTGATGAAGAAAATGAAATAAAGATTAATCTAGATGAAGTCACAGTAGCTAATCTTGGTAAGGATGTTGATACACATATTAAATTAACAGATGATATATCTCTTGATTTAAAATGGACTACCATGAAAGATAGAGCTGAAGATTTGACCGAAGATACTGAGACTGAAACAATCATTAATTTATTGATATCTTCTGTTGAAACAATTTATAGTGGAGAAGAAATTCATACTGTAAAAGATGTTCCTAAAGAAGAAGTAAGAGAATTTATTGAAAGCTTGAATACAGATCAGTTCGAATCGATTGTGAATGTATTAGCTAAAGCACCATATTTAAGTTATGATGTAAAATATAATTGTAAGAAATGTAAGAAAGAGAATACTATAGAGTTAAAAGGATTAATTGATTTTTTTCAATAGCCCTTTCTCACAGTAGTGTAGTAGGTTATTATAAACTAAACTTTACGTTGATGCACCAACATAATTTTAGTTTAGAATCCCTTGATAATATGATGCCGTGGGAAAGGGAAATCTATACTTCTCTTTTGAAACAGCACGTTAAACAACAGAACGAACAAAGGAAAAAAGCACATGGCTAAAGATGATCAAAGAGAAGGTAATGCTTTATTAGGCAATATTGTAGCTCAGCTAAGACAGCTGAATCGTGCAACCGTCAAAGACAAGCTTAGAGATGCTGAAGCCTTAAAACGTGCTGAAGCATTAGCAGCTTCTCAAGTAGTTCAAGCTCAAGAATCTGGTGCTCTAGTTACTGACGCGCAAGACTTCCAACGTAGGTTCTTAGCGGGACAAGCCAGAACAGAATTTAATACTGCAATCAAAGATCGCCCTGCGAAATTATATGCTCAACAATCTTTAATTAGACGCTCTGATATTCAAATTGAGTATCTGAAAGGTATTGAAGCAATGAACACACAAAGTGTGATCGAAAATTACCATTTTTTAAACGAAATAGAAGGATTGGCCAAAGCTGCTGCTGTAGCACGTAGAGGTCTATTCAATGAATTTACAAAGAATTCAGGACGTGGTAGTGCTACAGGCATGCCTACTGGTGGTAGTGGTACTGGTGAAGAAGGTGCACCAGCTGGAGTAGATGAAGGCCCTAGCATAAAGTTAGTCAAGGTTAATACTGATGCACTAGTTCAAAAACAAAGCTTTGGTAACGCTGTCAGAAGACAGATGTTAGACCTTATGAAGCAAGATAAAGAAGGTATTGATCAAAGTGCACTAGTTGAAAGCGTAGAGAAAATTAGATCTATTAATAGTAAGATGCTTGCCTTTATGAAGCAAGATAAGAAAGATAGAAAGAAACAGTTTAATACTGCTCAACGTAATGCTAGAGAAGCACGTCAAGAAGCTATAAACAATTCAGGACGTGGTAGTGCTAGTGGTACAGGCATGCCTACTGGTAGTGGTGCAGAAGACGATGACGGAAGCGGCGGTGGCTTTTTTGCTTTCCTTAAAGGCAAAGCTGGTATAGCTGGAGGTGCTGCACTTACAGGCCTTGCATTATTTAGAAAATGGTTTGGATTTGGAAGTAAACGTGGTTTCCTAAGAACGATGAAGCTGAGATTTAAACTCGCGGGTAAAAAAATGTTTCCGAAATCAAAAATGAAACTGAGCAAGAACCCAAGAATGTGGCCAATATTACTTGTAGGTATTATTGCTAGTTCATTTGCTGATTCATCATCCGCTGCGGTAGATGAATTCAGTGCAGAACAATCAGACACTGCAGATGCATCTGGTGCTGGTAGTACTCCAGACGGTTCAGGTGAATCTATTTTAACTTTTAATAATGCTCTTAATGCTGCACTAATTGCCACAATGCTTCCGATTAAAACTATGAGAACTAGAGTTGCAGCTGGATTAAAAATAGGATTAGCGAAACTATTTAAAGGAGCTCCTAAAGGTTCTTTAAGAGCTAAAATGTGGGCTCAAATGAAAAAGCCAACTAACTGGGGAAAAGCAAGCAGAGGTTTTTTAAGAGCCTTTGGACCTTGGGGTATGGCTGCGTGGGCTGTATCAGAAATAGTTATATGGAGAATTAATTCTGTTAGGAAACAACAAGAAGAAAATGAAAGCCTTATGGCAGATATGAATGCAGTAGATAATGAAGCTAGTGCTGCAGACTTTATGGAGAATGTTGATATGAGTAAGTTTGTATTTAAAGAGCAGAAGTCGATGATGCTTGCAAATCCAAATACCAAGCAGAAGAACAACGTTAAAATGTTATTACAAACAGTGGCTAAAAATAAAGCGGCACAAGAGGTTTATATACAAGAATTAATGAAACAAGGTTGGGA